GGTAAACCTATTGGTACGTTGTTATGGCTTCTATTCATCTTCAAACTCCCCACTTAAATATTCCAAATCTTGTAATGCTAACTCTAGCTTAGCTCTAACCCATTGCTCTCTGTCCGTCTTAGGGTATTCCAATTGGTCTTGTATTTCATCTAAGAAGCCAACGATGCACTCAAGTTTCTTCTTACACAACTCTTCACTATGTTTCATGGATACTCTCTGATACGGGTTTAATCCTATACTCTTCGTCCTCATGCCACATAGGTGCTACATCTATATCGCACCAAGTTTGGTGAGACTTGTCACAGCATAACTTCTCTAGCTTCTGAATTGTGTAGCCTTCAGCGAATGCGTGAATAACCTTTGCGTGTTTATGTTGCATCATATATTTCTCCTTACATCCCTTCAAAACTATCACTAACACTGGTGATGGGCTCTCGCTTGTCTGAGTTTGGTGCTAACACCACATCTCCTTCAGGTACGTGCCACGAGTCGCCAATGTCAACCATTAGTTGTTTACCAAGCTTCAACGCTTGAGTTGGTGTAATGATAGACTTCTTAAACCCATCTTCACCAAACTCTTTAGCTAACATCTCTTCAGCTTCTGACTTGTTTCTCCAAGCCTTGTTCTTACGAGACTTAACTAACTTGTAGCCCTTGATCGACTCACCGTGCTCCATTCTCTCAAGCGCCACTGCATTGACTGCCTTGATAAACCCTGTGATTAAGGCTTCGTTGTCCAGGATTTTCTTGATGTGATCGATCGATATCTTGTCTGCTTGACCATCGATATCTTCAATCCCATCAAACGCACCTTTAACAACTGTCTCAACATGGGTAGCAAGTGCCGTACAATCCACTTGGTGAGGACACCACTTACAAGCCTTATCATTAGGGTTGAACTCTACATTATCCGCTAAAATTTTCTTAGCTATCTCTTGTGCGTGTGTTCTAAACTCTTCAAGCATCTTTCTACTTAAAGTCCAAGCAGAGATGTGACCTGCTCTTGTTTGTACAATGTGTAGGGTGATCTCTTCAATGTCGTGAAACTCAAGATAATCAACTGCACCAACAGCGTACAACATCATCTGAGTGTTGTCTTCAGCGTGTACAATATTGCGACCTGTTTTTAGGTCAACAACGTGCAAAGAACTGCCGTCAACAATAGTGCAATCGGAAGTACCAAACTGGTTTTGTGAAATGCTAGAAAGGTTAAAAGTCTCCTCCACCAACACTTCACTTGTTTTAGTGTACAAACTACGACAGTAGTCTGTGTAATCTTCTGCAACATCTAATCTCTCCTTATCAACTGTAAAACCAACACCATCTTCTATTAGTGTTTGTCCAACCTCAATGTTCTCACCCTTCAGTAACTGTTCACCGATATAGTGTACTTCCGTACCCCATCTCGCCGCGGGATTTGATTTGTTCTCATAACCCTCAGAAGCTTTGACTGAGGCAGTACAGGTTAACCATCTACTACTTGAAGATGGACTTAATCTAGCGTGCTTCATGATAAGCTCGACAAGTCTTTATTGAAGGCAACTAAGTCTTCTGTTTTGATGTCGGCCATCTTCTCACCGTACTTCTTAATCACCTCTTTCACCCTAGCTGAACCGTGTTTCTTAGCCAACTCTTTAGCTAACTCAAACACTGCACTAGGCTCTAAAGCTGATCTTATTTCAGATTTAGGTTCTTCCTTTTTCACTACCTTTTTGGTAGTCTTTTTAGGTGTTTGCTTTTCAGGTTCTGTTTTAACTACTTCCTTTTTTACAAGTAGCTTCTGAAGTGTTTGGATCGCTTCAGTTACATCTTCGTTGTTGTTAATTTCAATTGTTATTTTCATCGTTTTATCCTTTTATTGTTGTTGTTGAATTTCTATTATACCTTAAATAAACTTAAAGTTCATCAAAATGTGAAATAATAAGTTCATCCTCATCTGTGCTATACGGTAATAGCGTGACGTTGTAGACTTTTTTAGGCGTTCCGTTAATCCTCACACTCGTTCTCTTGTTACCGATAAAGTGATCTGTTAGTATCTCTTCATACTTACCAATATCAATAGCTGGGACTTCCTGCAAGTGGTCTGTGAAAAACTCTTTAACATCGTGTTTCTTTTTGTAATAATATTTATCGCCTTTAAGTATCACGTCTCCGTCATCTCTTGCAGACGCTTTCGTTTGTTTGATAAACAGTTCTGCGATGTCGTATAACAACACATCAAGGTCGTTGTTAGTTGGGAGTCTGTATTTAGCCTGTAAAGCCCTTAATTCATCCTTACCCTTATCAGAGTGTATGATTTCCATAAAACGCCCTAGGATGTAAGATTTCGTAACCTGAGTGTATCTATCACTGTCTCTCAAGAAGACTTCTGATCCCATGATGGTGTGTTTCATCTCATCTTTGCGTAATTCCACTTGTAAAAAACGGTTGTATAACTCATCGGAGTTATTTCTAGTGGCCGTCTTGTGTGTAGAGGTTAACGCTGTGAAGTGAAGGGGCAGTATCTGCGTGCCACCACTACCAAACTGATCAATGTGTATCTCTTTGTCTAAGTCCTTGATCTCTGCCTCCAGAGGGGTGTTAGCCTCATCGACAAGTAGTAACGCGCTGTTCTTAATCCCGCTAATAACACCACCACCTACACCCTTGTTACCTCTCATACCATTAAGAAGACGGTTCATCGTTATTTTCTGGAAGCCCAGCATTGTGAAAATCTCTGACTTACCACTGTTGGACGGTGCAACCAACATCAACCTGTTCAGCTTCTGTTCTTTTAGTTTCACCGTTAAAGCAATAAGTTCAATGATGTCATCTAACTTACCGTTCCAAATCTCATAAGCAAAGTCGTTAATAATCTCTTCGTCATGGATGTAACCTTTAACATCGATAAGAGGATTTTTACGCACCATCAGATAAGGTAGTTTGGTAGCGTCTATGTCCTCAACACTAAACTCAATGTTCTTGTCTAGTGTGTATTCTGGCAAAACTTTAACATCAGAAATTGCAACCAGATTGTTTTTAAGAGCGTCTATCTCTTCCTTGCTGTATTTAAACGACTTCAACATTGTGCCAAGCGCCTGTGCTCCAACCTCTTCCACAATTCTGTCACCGCATTTAACAACGTATTTGTTATTGCATAAAAACACACTACACCCAGAAGGGTTGTCCACCTCTTCAACTGTTGCCTTTAGGAAATTGTTTCTAAACGTTGATGCCTGTGTAACTTTCCATGTGTCTTTAGGGTTAGCAGTGTTATGCTCCTTAATTTTCTTGTTAAGTTTTTGTCCGATCTCTTCAGCAACTGTTTTTCTATCCATCCCGCGTTTTCTAAGAGGAATCTCACCTCTTTCAATTTTTTCAGCGATAGCGTGGATGTCCTCCAAGCTATCAATCTTTTTAATAAGAGTATCAAGCTCGATGTTCTTTACCTCACCAACAATTGATCTGAGTGTGCGGTAGTCCATCTGGTTAGGGATCAAGTGACCGTTATCCCACTTACTGCGTGTGAAGTCCTCATTGTTTTTATCTGACTTCTCACCAAACTCTAAAAATTTGTTAAGCCCCTCTTCACCACCTTCGTATCTGTCGTATAAACACATACCAACCTGTAACCAAACGTCATACTCGAGTTCAGACGGTAACGCGCTTAATAAACTGATAACCTCTTGTTCTGGCATGTTGTCTTCTTTAGTCGCCAGAGTTAAACCCATCTCGTCATAGTCGTTATCTCGTTTCTCACCTCTATCTCGCATATTTAGCGTTGTTAAGAAAGTATTATTCCAAGCGTTAACGATAAACTCGTCAAACTCATCAGCCCAAGCGTAACTGGCCAACTCTCCTTGTTTGTTCTCTACTGTTGTACCTACAATTGGGATGACTGACTGATAACCTGCGTAAATGTCTAACGCTGGATAGTCTTTAGTGCTACCAACGAGTTTATCAGGGTATTGATTATAAAAGGCGTAGTGTTCACCGCCCGAAGGTGTTGTGGCAAAAGGTTCTGCGTTTAGTAAATTGTTATCTTTGATAAATTTACTCATAGACGCTCCTTCATCTTGATACTTATCGTTGTCAACAATGATTATGCCTTTAGGAATAATTCCCACGTAACCTGTTGCAGTGTGTTCGTATGGTTCGTTCTCTCGCTCCTGGTAACTGCCTTTTCTGTGAGCGTGTTTTTTATGCTTTGCTGCCTTTTGTAAAATAAAGCCAAGTTCTTGGTATTGTTTATAACTGTTTTCTAACATTCTTTCTCCTTTTTTGTGTAAATTTGGTGTGGTACAGCTTAAAAACGGTTTGGATACATACTAAACCCTTATGTAGCAAGGGTTTGAGTGCCCTGTACCCCTGTGTCCCTTAATTTTACATTACTACCTGTATATATTATTTTTTTTTATTTATTTTTATTTATATATATATTAATTACTATATACAAGTAAAGGGTACAAGACTACATAGCTATAAAACCTATACCCCATATAGATTTGAGATGTATTCCCAATGTATCCAAAAAGGGGTGTCTGGTTTGACTACATGACCACAAAACCCCTATTTTAGGCCTCTTCATCCTTATGTTGTACGAATTTGATTAAAATATCTTCACCATCGTTTGTTGGAAATACCCATTCTACAATTTCGTTTTTATGAACAACATCACTTAAAACGGATTCAATATCGTCATACGTGAGATCAATTTCAATCGATCTCATTTGTTTTTTAGGTTCAATGCCATGTGCCTCTCCAACATCTTTTGCTATTTTATTAAATAATTCACTCATTTCTTTCTCCTTAAATACATTTATTAATTAACGCCCAGTGTCCAAGGGGATCAAAATACATACGTTCTTTCATCTCCTTAGTGGTTCTCATGGTGTTTATTTGTTTGTTATCAACTGTTGATTGTGCAAAAACCCCTCCTTTTTGTTTTGGTTTATTTTTATTTATAGATTGACCTATCCTTCTAAAAACATCTCTTGGGTCGCTTGATTGTTTTAATCTAACCCTTGCCCCTGGATTTGACATCCTTAATTCTTTGGCTAGTTGTGACGCTGTTATTTTTTGTCCGTCATCTAATATAAATATTTGTTCTGTTCTGTCAATCATGTAAACCCCCTTTATTTTTCGTATTCTTTATTTTTAACTGTTTTAGCCCATTTTATTGCGTCAACTTCATTATCAAACTCTTGCCATAAAATACGCATCCAGTTACCCTTTGATATAACACCCTTAAAACTATCTCTAACGCTGTTTTTACAAGGCAATGCACCCGTTATATATTTAGTCATCTCCAAAATCTCCATAAAAACAAAATAGAAGAACACCTGCCCATAAGACGATTAAGCCATAAAATATTATTTCCATCACTCGTCACCTTCCATAATTATCTCTTTAAGCTGTTTTAACTCGTGCCTATATTCTTTTGTTAACTCATTATCAATATCATGTGAGACGGTCGCATAAGCGCTTTCAAACTCTTCAAAATGGTTTGATATATCATCAATCGCATCTTGATTATCTTTTTCGCACTGTTCCAACCTATTAACCAAATCATCGATTATATCTTTTAAAATATCGTTGCTATAATCTAGTCCACCAGATATAAAACTAACCACCTCACTATCGTTTAAATGTTTAATATTCATTTTCTCATCTCCATAACATAACTTAAATGTGCATCAACTCCAAAAGAATTAACACGCTCCATTGCATCTTCTTTATTTTTAAAACGTAAACCTATATCCATACCTTCAACCACTACGGTATAAAACTTTTTTTTAATTGGTTGATACTCTTTCGCGTTTGGGTTGTATTTATACTCCCCGCGTTCAACCTTATCCATAAGATCATTTTTAATTCTACTCATTGTTACACCTCCACTGCTATTAATAACCTGGTGCGCTTATCTTTGCCCACCTTATGGTAAATTAGTCGATTATCCAATAACCAACCAACAGCCCGCTTAAGCGTTGAAAGGCTTGTATTTTTAAATGCTATTTGTTTTTGCATCCTGGTTATAGTTGCACCCATATCAGCGTTTATATAAGCAAACACATCAACCGTTACACCTGGCATTTCAGCCATCCTATAACCTTGCTCGTTAACTAGTTTTTCTCGTAATAAATACGCCTGCTGGGTTTTGATCCAAGGGTCTTGTATTAATTTTCTATTATTCATTTTATTTATCTCCAAAAAATACCAGGCTTGCACCTGGTTATATAGTTTTATTATTAAAGGTTATTTATTAAAGTTATTTACTTGCATTTCATTACCCCTTTTAGTTTGTTTGAAATGTATTGTTAAAATAATCTTTTTGTTTGGCTTTAAAACCAGGCGCTACCATTTGATCGATAATTTTTTCAATAGTTGATTTAACACTGTTTACATTATCTGGATCAAGCTGTGTTAATTCAGTATCTACCCTTCGGACAAATACAAACACGCCTAAAACCTTCACATATAAGTTTCTAAACATTGAATAACTGCCTTTACTCATAGTCGTATATCTAATTTTTAAGCTGTCACTATCGATATAATAGGTTTTATCGCTTAAAAAGTATTCTATACCAGATTGTTTTAATATTGTTTTTGGCGCTTGTCTATTGCTTAATTCACCTTTAAACACCTGCGCTTTTGATCCCCAACCTTTTTTAATTGTAATTTCCATTTTATTTTATCCTTTTAGTTTTAAAGTTAGCCATTGTTGGCCTTTGATCTTAATCGATCATATATAAACACGGTTATACCATGCTTATAAATTATTGATTAAAGTGTGTTTATATTGTATTGGCCTAGGGTTAAATAATCGATCACGCCATCAGTTAACAAAAACAAAACAACCGCGAAAAGGGTAAATATAAACGCGTACATTATAAATTGAGCCATCCGAACGGTTAACCGCTCAATTAATGTTAAATCTTTAATATTCATTGAAAATATCCCCTATATTTATTTTTAAATTTGACCGCCTGGCTTGTGTTTGGCTCGTATTGTTTACACTCATTGCACCAGCTCGCACCGTTTAACCTATCCTGTATTAAAAGCCTTTTATATCGATATTTAATACTGTAAAGCATTGCAGGCTCGTTTATATCCCTTGTAAAAACAATCGATCCATTAATAAAACTCATTTTAGAATCAATATTATTTTCTTTATAATTGATAATTTTATTTATATCCATATATCCCCTTTATAGTGTTTTTAAAATTGCCTTGATTTTATCAAGTTGGCTTTTGTTTATATCTATCCAGGTTGTAGCATCACCATTAGCGCCGCTTCTAATTTGCACCTTATAACCATAAGCACCGCCATTGGTTAAACAGCCGATTTGATTATTAATATAGTCCGCTTGCGTTTGTTTTTCTTTGTTTGTCATAATATCCCCTTTAATTAAGATTGATTTTCATTTGATTATAAAATGGCGTTAACTTTCTACTACTCATATCCATAACGAACCACTCAAAATTGCGCTGCACTATTTTCAAGCCTGTATTAAAAACAGATAAAACACCGTTTAGCCTTTCTTTAGTTGTGACCGTTAACCAGCCACAATTATCAAGATATAAAGCATTATTAGCTAATTCAACAATCTCATAACCGTGTAAAGTTAAATGACCGCCAGTCACTTGCGTGTTGCTGTTTTTGTAATATTCTCTATTAAGTAAAGCTGTTGCACTTTCTTTAGTTATTTTTCTCATAATATCCCCTTTAGTTTAATTTAACAGTTGAAGCACCTAATTCAGCGAAAAATTCACGGTCGAACCAATCCAACCAACCGCCAATACAATCGTCTAGTGAATTGATATACTTGATTAAATCAGTTGTGGTGTAATTGTTGTCCGTCATTTCTTTAACTGAAGCCGACCAATTACCACAGTAGAATTGATACAATAAAGAGTCGCCAACCGTGTAAATTGCTTCTTCTTCGTTTAGTTCGTCTTTCGGTAGATTATTAAATAATTTATTCATTTTATTTTATCCTTTTAGTTTTAAAGTTTTTCTCACTTGATCCAGATCGATCACATAAAACCAGGCGCCAATTATCCTGGTTTTAAATTATCTATCTAAAATTCTATTGAATAGCCAACCTGGCTAGACTTTACAAAATCATCCTTTTTAAATGCCTTGTGTATATCGTATTCAAAACCAGGGTTTTTGCCTAGCAGCTGCGCCGCCTTCATTGCTGCCCTAACGTGATTTTCTTTTGTATTATATTGATACTGATAAGGGATAATTTTTAATGATCCATTTACTAACACTGATATTCTAGATCCAGCAAAATCAGTTGGTTTTAAGTATTTTGTTTTTATTGTATTCATTTTTCTAGCTCCTTTTTTGTTTAAGTCAGGGTCATTATAACATTAAGTTTCTTTAAGTCAAGTAAAAGAGTGAAAATAATTTTGCACCATATATATTATTATTTATTATTTATAAAATGGCATGGCCTGGCGGGTTTGGCGGGTTAAAGGATCAAAAATAATTTTTGCTCCATATTATTTATTTATTTATTTATTTATTTATTTATTTATTTATTTATTTATTTATAGGGTTGAAAGGGTTATTTATTTATAGGGTTGAAAGGGTTGTTTATAGGGTTGAAAGGGTTGTTTATAGGCTTGAAAGGTTGGGGGGTGTCAATGCTTGCACCTGGTGCACCAGCAAAGGGGAGATCATTAATATTATATTATGTTAAATTTGGTGGATAGGTTCACATAATTTATATTATGTTAAATAACTAATTATTTACTTATAACTAAAAACGGTTGTATGCTGTATCAACTGACAAGGTAAATATTATCCTGGCCATTAAAAATATAATTTATAGATATAGTGTATAGATTATTAAACACCTTGCACCGTTGCGCGTGTAATGCTGGCCTGCTATATGCTGGCATTATATTAAACTTTTACAATGGCATCTTATACCCCCCTACCCTAAAAGTTGGAAGTAGTAATAGTAACAGTGACACCACAACAAATTTGACAAAAAATAACTTAATCCAAGGCTTAAAGTTCTTTAAGGTTGAAATAACCTAATGTAAGGCTTAAAGAACATTAAGGTTGAAAAACGCAATCATAGCTAAACGGTAAAGTTTGTGGATATAAAACCACCCTTGCCCCCACATCTGATATACTGTTTCGCGTTGGGGTTGTTTCCCTCTTTCCCTTTTCAACCCCAACACTAAATTAACAGGGTAAAAATTATGGCATTAACTAAAAAAGACTTAAAAAACCTTCCGAAATCTAACGGCGATCCACGCAGAGAACAAGGTAGACTCTACACAGAGCTGGTGTTCACTGGGTTATCTCGGCGCAAAGCGTTTGAAGAAGTGTTCCCTGAGAAGGTTGCGGCTCTTAAAGTTAAGTATCCAGCCTCAGCTTATCCACGAGAAGTTGCTCGTATGGTGCATCGCATAGAGAGAGGTAGTTTCGTACAAGAGTGTTTCACCATTGCTAACAAAGACTGGTGGACAAAGTTCATCACTAAAAAGCAAGACATCTACGAGAACCTGTACAACACTGCGATGGACAAGAACGAGAAGACGGTTGATCGCCTTAACGCCTCTAAGATATTTCTAACCAACGTACCAGACGCACCTAAAGAAGACATCAAGGTTAACGTTGAGGTTAAGGTCGGCTCTGATGACTTTAAGAAGATGCTGGATCAGAAGAAGCGTGAGCTACATGGTGCAGCGAACGGTAACATCATTGACGTAGAGGGAGAGGTTGTCGCTGATGAGTGACTGGACAGCTCGACCAACCGAAGACATATTCAAGTATCGCAAGTGGGCTAATGCGCGTGGTGCTAATGCGATGAACGGGGCGAACAACAGGGCGCAGGCTGAGGCGTTGATGTTGTTTGGGCAGAGTTACTTTAAAGATCACTTTCCATCACTACACCCAGAGCTTCATAGTGATATGCTTGCGTTGATGTGTTCAGCGTATAAGTTTAAAGCGATCGCTGTACCACGAGGACACTCTAAGTCGACATTAATATCGTTCCTGTTGGCGATATACCGCATCGTGTTCATGGAGCGTAAGTTTATTGTTATTGTGTCTGAGAGTGAGGACAAGGCTAAAGACTTTGTTATTAGACTACGTGACGAGCTGGAGTTTAATCAGAAGCTGATAAGGGACTTCTCTGGGGGCAAAGGGTTCAAGACAGTTGACTGGGCTAAAACTGACTTCGTTACTAAGAGTGGCATACGAGTAGTCGCTAAAGGTGCAGGGCAGTCGCTTCGTGGTCTGATCCATAAAGACACTCGACCTGACTGCATCATCCTGGACGATATTGAGACCAACGAGACGGCGGGTGAGAACAGTGTACTTAACTTCATCTTAACCGATGTGTTCAAGGCGGTTAATAAGAGAGGTCTGTACGACATCTGTTACGTTGGTACGATAATCAAGGACATGGCTGTTTTGCATCAGATGTTAATAAACGATGAGTTCGCATCAGCCAAATGGGAGGCGATAGACGATGACGATGAGATGGTCGCTCCGATGTTACTGCCTAAAGCTGAGTACGAGCGCGAGAAGCGCATCGCTAATCAGTTGGGCAAGATGAGTACGTTCTACGCTGAGTATCATAACAACCCGATGGTTGCAGATGATGAGGCTACCTTCAAACAAGAGAACTTTCAGTATTTTGATGCTGGTAAACTTGACTTGAAGCAGATGCACGTCTACATCGCTTATGACCCAGCGCTACCCAACCGTGTAGGCAAGCGGCAAAGGGCGGATAGAACCGCTCTGGTCGTGTTGGCAACCAGCTCAAACGAGGACTGGTACGTGCTTAAAGTTATTGCAAACAGAGATACACCATCAAACAACCGAAGATTGTTGTATAATCTGGTAAAGAAGTATAGCCCGCGTAAAGTTTGGATGGAGACGATAGCAGCACAAAGAGCGATGTACCTTGAGATTCGTGAAGATATGAAGAGGGAGGCCATTAAGTTTCCATTTGAAGAGATTTCATCCCACGCAGGTACAAAAGAGGCTAGAATTGAGCAACTACAACCACTTTATGAGTCAGGTAGGGTGTTTCATAACAAAAGTGATAAAGAGCAAGTTGAGTTAGAGAGGGAGTTGTTGCTGTTTGGTAGGACATCCCATGACGATAGGAGTGATAGTCTAAGTTTTTTCCTAAATAGGGTAAAATACCCTAGGGAAGTAGCAAAAGTCTCAGGAAGAACGCGTGATTTTTATGAAAACGCTTTTAATAAGCACTCTAAAGCTAGTTGGAAAATTATTTAAGGTTAAATATGGAAGACATCAAAGTAAGTAAGTTAACAGGCGATAAACTTTTAGAGCAGGTCACAAGTTGGTTCGCTGATTCAGTTAGTTGGGATGATGAATGGCGAGATGACGCTAAAACTTGGTACGACTACTACCACGGCAGGCACTGGACATCAGAAGAGATTGAGCAGTTGCAAGATAGAGGTCAAGCAGTAACTACTTATAATCATATTAAACCTTCGATTGACTCTGTGATCGGTTCAGAGCGTCAAAACCGACCTAAAGTTACAATGGCAGGTCGCACACTTGACGATGAGAAGTTAGCTCAAGCCAAAACACAACTATATAACTATATTACATACAACTCTAAAACAGATGATGAGCTTGATCGCATGATTAAGGATGCGTTTGTTACTGGTAGAGGTTGGATGTACGCTTATGCAGACACCTCTTCAGATGACATTGACCTAATGCACTCGTTTATTGACTATCGAGATATGTTCTCAGATGGTTACTCTAAACGAGATGACCTTGGAGACGCACGATACGTTCACTACGCTGTATATACAGATGAGAATATGGTTAAAGCCCAGTTTCCTAAGTTTAAAGCAGAACTTGGTAACGTAGAAACATCAGCATCAGGCGTAATCAGTTTTGAGTCAAGCTCAGATGATGAGATTTGGTACGCAGGTGGCGACAAAACACGCCCTAGACTAATTAGCACTTGGTACAGAGATGAGGACGGTAACGTCAACACTGTTATCTGGGTGAAAGGTCAGATTTTATACGAGCAGAAAGCACCGTATAAGATGAACCGCTTCCCATTTGTTCAGTACACTGTTTCAAGAGACCTTGATAACAGACCATACGGCCTTGTTAAGCAGATGGTGTCAGCTCAAGATGAGGTTAATAAACGTCATTCTAAAGCACTTCACTACCTTAACGCTAAACAGGTTATGGCAGAAGAGGACGCGTTTGTTGACTGGAACGATGCAAAGAAAACATTAGCTAAACCTGATGGCATCACTAAGTTAAACGATGGCGCACTAACTAACGGTAAAGTTCAGATTATTGACAATACAGCGTTAGCAAGCACTCACATTCAGATGATGCAGATCGCTAAAGACAACATTCTGTATTCAGCTGGTCTTAACCCATCGTTCGTAGGGCAAGCGTCTCAGTATGAGTCAGCTAAGAAGGCTAACCTGTCTATCGCTCAAGCACAGAACTCAATCGTTCCTGTACTTAACAAGTTGCGTATCGCTAGATTTGACCTGGCTGAGATTACTATGAAGCTTGTTCCAGAGTTCTATGGTGAAGAGCGCATCGTTCGTATTACTCAACCTGATGGTAAGTATGCGTTTATGCCGTTGAACCAAGTTAATTTACTTGATGATGGTACTCTAGCTAAACTTAACGATATGACCAACGATGACGTTGATGTTATTATTGAGGACGCTCCAAGAGGTCTTAACGAGCGTGAAGAGCAGTTCGCTCAACTTATGCAGATACAAGGTCAAACATCTCGTCCGATTCCGATGGAGGTGTTACTACGCTACAGTTCGATCAAAGATAAACATCAGTTAGCAGAGGACTTGAAGCAGTATTACGCGATGGAGTCTCAACTACAGCAAGCTCAACAACAGATGGAGCAGATGGCGCAACAGATTCAACAGCTTGGCGGTCAGGTACAACAGAAGGACAGTCAGATTGTGCAGATTCAAACAGCGAGAGCTGTAGACAACGAGGTGTCTAAAGTAAAAGATAAGATGGGTGGGGTTATTTAATAACCCTAACTCTACCACCCTAAGATACACTCTAGCTGGAGTTTAAACGTAGCAAACACCGCACTATATTTATATGGTATAGTGTATTTAGTAATAAAAAGAAAAAGGATGCGTTATGGCTACCCAAGAAGATAAGAGCCCAGTGGCTTCATTAATGGAAGACCTAGGGATTGGCTCTGATGATTCTACCCCAGTAATGGGAGATGATTCAAATAACCCTGAAGAAATCGATTCTGATACGCTTACCCCTAATAAGGATGGCAAAGTAGCAGAAGAGGCTGAAGAAACAGATACAGTGAAGGCTGACACAGAACCCTCAGATGACGAAACAACAGCTTTGAAGGCTGAACTTGAAAAAGCAAATAAACGTATTCGTGATAAAGACAAATACATTAATGAGCTTCGACAGGGTAAGCCCGAAAAAGAAGAAAAAATGGTTGGAGATGATGAGACATCGTCTGGAGATGACTTTTGGGAAGACCCAGAAGGAAACTACAAGACATTGTTAAGTCAACTTCAAATGGCAAATTTAAGGATCGATGAAAACGCGTATGCTATGAAGAACGTGGACTATTTCGATGTTGTAAATGCGGAATCGATTCAGGAGGCGTTTCAAACGAACCCTGAGTTTATGGAAGAGTTTAATACAAGCTCTCGCCCGTATGAAGCAGCATATATATTCTTAAAAGCCAATTTAGAAACTAGAGAATTGAGTGATAAGCAACAGAAGGATCAGCTTGAGAGTGAGATTAGAGATAAAGTGTTAGCTGAATTAGGGATCGATAAAGATACCCCGAAAAAGCAAATACCGCCTAATATGCGCTCACTTGGTAGCTCGTCAACTGGTAAGAAAGGTGGTTCAGATGATGGTTTTACTTCAGTTTTCGGTGGAATGTAGTTTTTTTAATTAATATATGAGGTAATAAAAATGGCAAGCACAAGCATTGCAACAAGCCACGGTTTAACTGTGGAACAATGGAACGCCGATCTGTTCAGACTCTATCAAGAGCAAACTTTCTTCGGTAAATTTAAAGGTGTTGGCGGTAAGTCAATCGTAGCTGTAAAACGTGATCTAACTAAGCAAGCGGGCGACGCGGTTACTTTTGGTTACTCTAACACTATTCGTGGTACATCAGGTGTAACTGGTAACACTCCTCTTGAGGGTGAAGCATCAGGTACTTATACTGTAAACAACGAAGCGATGACTTACAACTACCAACGTGTAGTTATCGATCAACTACGTCAATCAATTAAGATTGCTGGTTTGATGGATGAGAAACGCGTTGCGTTTAACATGCGTAATGACGCTAAGTCACAGTTAACTGATTGGTTAGCTTACAATGAAGACCAAGCTATTTTCACTGCGATTAAGACTTGTGACACAGTATTAACTACTGTTATCACTGGTACTGGTGTGACTTACGATGCGATTGTTGACATGAAGAAGGAAGCGATGTTTCCATCTGCTAACAACATTGCAGCTAGTAAGACGACTCGTAAGATTGAGCCTGTTAAGGTTGAGGGCGGCGAAGAGTTTTTCGTATTAGTAGTTAACCCTTCTGATGCAGCAGCGTTCCGTAAGTCTGATGACTTTAAAACGTTCAATCAGTACGCAGCTAATAGAGGTATGGACAACCCTATCTTTACAGGTTCGTTAGGTGTATTTAACGGTGTTATTGTTCACGAGCATAGTTCAATAGTAGTAGGCGCTCCAGTTCTTATGGGTGCTAACGCTATTCTTCTTGGTTACGGCCAAGAGATTATGTATGGTGAAGATACGTTTGATTATGACAACCAAACAGGTTTTATGATCGGTTCTGTTCGTGGTGTAGCATTAGCTAAACACGATGGTACTGATGATAACGCTGATGGTTCGTCTTACGGCGCTATCAAGTTCAACATCGCTACTTAAAATTAGCTAAAATGATGTCAGGGTTTCGGCTCTGACATCATCACATAAGGATATACAATGACACTTAGAGAACTAATTGCCAAGGTAAGGGACAAACTTCAAGACGCTGATGCAGTCTATTGGAGTGACTCTGAATTTATTGATTTATACAATGAAGGTAAGAGATATTTAGCTTCCGAGCGTAAAGAGAACCCCACAACCACAAGTGTATCTTTATCTGATGGTGTTTACGAGTACAATATAGACGGTGTACTCAGATATATTTCAGCAAAAGACAATGATAAAATTAATAGAGAACTGTACCCTGACGATGGTAACGGGGATAATGATGCTGATGGCATCATTATTATGGATTATGATACTATCTATGTTAATACCCCTGTTACTGGTACAACGATTACACTCAAACATATCGCATTTCCTGCGGACGATAACTTAAACGATCCGATTAGAAGTGGTGATGAGGAGTCATACACATACTTCCTTTTAAGTAAGGCGTATGAGAAAGACACAGATATGGAGCAGTTCCAAAAAGCTCAATACTTTTGGTCTATGTTTACAGGTGCTATGAAATTTATAAAAAAGAATAGCAGCCTTAATTACATAGATAAAACTCAAACTGTAAAAGGATATTACTACTAATGCCAAAAGAAATATTAGATATTTATATTGAGCCAAGTTACGAGTATGAGTTTAATTTAAACTTTGATACCGTAACTGGTACTGACTTAGAGCCAGACTACAACTGTTACTTTAAGAGCGCCTCTATTGGTGAGATTCAGTTCACCCATAACGCTACGAGTGAACAGTACGAACTGACTATCTCTGAGGCGAACACTGCTAAGGTAACATCTAACTTAGAAGAGTATTCTGTTTATGTCAAGAAGATCAGTGACAACAAATATGATAAACTACTTTCTGGTAGAATACACATAGATAACAAGGTAAGGTAAATATGCAAGTTAACTTAACGAAAGGAGCTACTAAAGCCGAGATAGATGCTTTATACGCACAAACTCTAACAGCTAAAACAGGTGCTGAAACAGCTGAAACAGGGGCAGCGAGCTCAGCTACAGGCGCTGCGAGCTCAGCTACAGATGCAGCGAATAGTGCTACAACCTCAGCTACGTCAGCTACAGCATCAGCCTCAAGCGCATCAACAGCAGCGGCATCCGAAGCGGGTGTTGACGCAGATAGAGTTGCGGCACAAACAGCAGCAACAGCAAGTGCAGCAAGTGCAGCAGCAGCTTTAGTATCAGAGAATAATGCTCAATCATCAGAGAATGATGCAGAGACAGCTCAGGCTGCTGCGGAGTTAGCAGAGACACACGCTGAAACAGCAGAAACTAATGCAGAGACAGCTGAAACTAATGCAGAAAGTAGTAAGACAGCAGCAGCTAGTTCAGCTACTACAGCGACAACTCAAGCATCAACAGCTACAACTAAAGCTTCTGAGGCGTCGACCTCTGCTACTAATGCAGCAACCAGTGCTACTAACGCAGCAGCCAGTGCTACTACAGCTACTACTAAGGCAGCTACAGCAACAACTCAGGCAACAGCGGCTTCTGGTTCAGCTACGAGTGCTAGTAGTTCAGCTTCTAGTGCTACAACTGCTCAAGCGGCAGCAGAGGCGGCAAGAGATTCCGCTTTGGCAGCTTTTGATTCCTTTGATGATAGATATCTAGGTCAGAAAACTTCAGACCCTACACTAGACAATGATGGTAATGCCTTAGTTGCAGGCACTTTATACTTCAATACAACTACTGATGCTATGAAGGTCTATGAGGGCTCTACTTGGGTTGCAGCTTATGCTTCTCTTTCAGGTGCTTTGATTGCTACTAGTAACTTATCAGATTTAAATAACGCAGGTACAGCTAGGACTAATCTAGGTGTCGATGCCGCAGGTACGGTTAATTATACACATCCCACTAATCACGCTATTTCTGTTATTACAGGCTTACAAACAGCCTTAGATGGTAAGGTAGATGACACACAGGTATTAACAGATGTTCCAGCAGGAGCAGTATTCACCGATACAACTTATACAGTTGGAGATGGTGGTTTAACTCAGGTTAATTTTACAACAGCCGATAATACTAAACTAGATGGTATTGAAGCTCTTGCAGATGTAACAGACACAACCAACGTGGTAGCTGCATTATCAGCAGGAACAGGTGTATCTATCAGTGGCGCTGGTGAGATTGCAGTAACTGCAGTGGCATTAACTACTGTTCAGACTGCTGTAAGTGAAGTTGCACATTTAGCTTTGACAGCTCAAGAAGGTGACGTTGTTGTTCGCTCAGATGAGAACAAGTCTTACGTACATAATGGTGGTGTTGCTGGAACTATGGCAGACTACACTTTACTAGCTACTCCAACCGGTGCTGTTCTAAGTGTTGCTGGAAAGACTGGTACTGTTACTTTAGATACTTCAAATGTATCTGAGAATGCTGCAAACAAATATTACACGGAAGCGAGAGTTTCTGCAAATACTTCTGTTGCAGCTAATACAGCTAAGGTTGGAATAACTACCGCTCAGGCTAATGCAATCGTAGCGAATACAGCTAAAGTAACTAACGTATCTACTAACTTATCTACAACCACAACTGCTACTACTAACACTGTAGTAAGTTCAGATGGAACAAACGCTGTTCTACCTGCTGCCACTACAACTGTTGCGGGTATGCTAACAGGCGCTGATAAGACTAAGTTAGATGGAATAGAAACAGGCGCTACAGCAGACCAAACTAACGCTGAAATAAAAACTGCTTATGAGGCTAATGCTGACACTAATGCATTTAGTGATGCTGAGCAGACTAAGCTATCAGGTATTGAAACTTCTGCTGATGTTACCGATTCAACTAATGTTAATGCTGCTGGTGCGGTTATGGAATCTGATACAACGACTGCTTCAATGTCATTTGTTGTAGATGAAGATGCTATGACTTCAAACAGTGCTACAAAGATACCAACACAACAAAGTGTTAAGGCTTATGTAGATAGCCAAGTTGAAACGAAAGATGCGTTAAGTGAATTAAGTGGTACGCTTGATGATATTACTGACGGCACGACTTATAAAAGAATGTCTGCTACTGAGCAATCTAAACTATCAGGTATTGAAACCAGTGCTGATGTAACAGATGTTACTAACGTAACTGCTGCTGGTGCATTGATGGATTCTGAGGTTACAAACCTTGCAGCCGTTAAAGCCTTTGCAACTACTGACTATGCTACTTCTACTCAAGGTACTACAGCGGATAACGCACTACCTAAAGCGGGTGGGGCAATGACTGGAGCTATTACTACTACCTCAACATTTGATGGTCGTGATGTAGCTACAGACGGTGCTAAGTTAGACACTATAGCTACTTCAGCTAACTTGTACGCACACCCTACAGGAGCAGGTAATCTCCACGTGGCTACAGGTGGTTCAGTTGGTCAGGTATTGACTAACACTGCTAGTGGTACTGGTACTTGGCAGGATGCTGCTGGTGGAACGCCAGAGGGTACATCAATTTTATCTACGGGTGAAACTGGTGGTACTAAATATCTAAGAGAAGATGGTGACGGTACGTGTTCTTGGCAAGCAGTAGCAGGTGGTGGTATTGGTAGCTTTATAGATACATCTATTGCTATTAGTAGTGATGATACTGCCTTAGCTAATGATGATGGTACTGCTAATAATAATATTGCTATTGGTTTAAATGCAGGAAATGGGATTACAGCGGGGGCTAACTCTGTTCTTATCGGAACTGATGTCGGGTTTACCAACAGCCTTACTAAATGTTTTGGATTAGGTTATAAGGCACTCTATGCTGCAACCGCTGGTGGAACGAATAATGTAGCTATAGGAGACTCGGCACTTTATGAAGTCTCAGCAGGTGGTAATATTGCAGTAGGTGGTTGGGGTGCTGGTAGGTATATCACCTCAGGTATGTACAATATCGGAATCGGACAACAAGCTCTATATGGAAACTCAACATCTAAACTCACAGGCTCATACAACACTGGCATAGGCTACCAAACTGGCTACAACCTAAGCACAGGACAATACAACGTACTGAATGGTTATCAAGCTGGTTATAGTTTGACTACTGGTGCTACAAACACTTATATTGGTCAAGAGGCGGGCAGGTATGCAACAACAGGCTCTTCTAATATTGGTATTGGTGAGAACGCTTTAAAGGGTGCTACAAGTAGTGGTGTAACCCAATCATATAATATTGGTATCGGTAGACTCACTTTAGCAAATCTTTCAAGTGGTGTTTCAAATATAGCACTAGGGCAAAAAGCAGGTCAGCTGTTAACAACAGGTACATACAACA